ATCGGCACAACCGATGAGCACTTCACGTTCATGGCCCCCGCCGGCCAGAGAATCACTTACGCATGTCCTGGCGGGCACATCTACACGACCGCCCTCACTGCGGGAATCGTCTCTTCTCCTGGCGGCGCTGTAGGGCCTAGCGCTTCCGTCACCGCATACGTCCTCGTCGAAAACTAAGGAGTAGAGATGGCAACCGCAAGCAAGGACAGCACTGGATCTGGAAGCAAGCTATCTACTCGCCTTATCGAGATTACCGACCTCGAGGGAACCGGCCTGTCAGACGTGACCAGTGGCTCGGCAACCGTATACGGAATCGACATCAACAACACCCTAGGCGCCATCACCTACGTTCGCCTGTACGACAGCGGGGCTCCCACCTACGGAACAACAGACCCTGACATACTGATCCCTGTGGCGGCGAGCACACGGTCGTCTTGGATCATCGCCCAAGGGCTTTCGTTCGGCACCGGGGTGTCCCTGCACGCACACAGCGACGACGGTCCCGGTGACATCGGGGCGCTTAGCGCGGGACCGACTGTTCTCATGGTTGTCGCATAAAAGAAAAGCCCCTGGTGGCTTAAACCAGAGGCTTTCTTTAGGACCGGGCGATGGGGGTCAGGCCGGCCCTGAGTCAGAGAGGCCCTGATTAAATCAGGACTCCGCCCTTGGGTCAATAAGACAAACGTGTTTCGCTACGGCGGCCATGGCTCTGTCGAGCTCGACCTCGTATGCAATCTTGTCTTCGATTTCGTCGAACGTCACCTCTCCACGAATCACCGACTTCGGTGACTTAGAGAACTCGTTCACTGCATACCGAAACGCAGCGTCAGAGTCGTCTCCAATGCCCAGCATCGGCACCGAAAACAGGAACAGCTTCACCGTATGGTCGTCTTTAACGTCCTTCATGGCTGACTCAAGTATTCCTGAAGTCTTCATCCTCGTCTCCCTCCTAAGATTCTCCTACAGTACTCAGCGATGCACGCAGCGTCTGCGATGTTGTCGTCTGGCTTAGTCTTCCGGCCTGGCGTCAGGTCTAGCGCCGGGAGCAACCTCCTCGCAGCTGCAATCGCTCGGGGCTTAGGCTCTCCTGAACCAGGGCATACCTCCTTCTGCCAGGTCTTCGGGTGGACGATGTCGTACCTGCAGCTCAGGCCGCACAGGAGTCCTTCCAGTCGCCCCCAGTTGCGCCCCATGGTGATAGCGCTGACAGCACCCATCTTAGGGGCTGGACGGCTTCCTAGGGCCTCCAGGGCCACCGAGAGGGAGTCTATGGTGCATCCCTCTTCTTCACACTGTTGCTCGAGCCAGGTGGTAAGAGCCTTCAGGTCGATGTCTTTACCGACGATGGGAAGCTTGGTAGCGGAAACAAGACTGCCGTCCCTCCGAAGAAGAACGGCAGCCCCTTGTTTCCCCGGATCAATTCCGAGATACAGCATGTCTAAAACGGGATTTCATCATCGGCCACAGCAACGTCGTTGCTAAGGGCTTCGTTGAAGTAGAACTGGTCATACCCGTTTCTGTTCACGGACTTACGCATCTTCACACGCTTGCCCACAACATCAGCCTGGATGCTGCCGGCCCGGTTCTCTTCCGGGTTGTATATCGCGTCCATGGGGGGAAGGTTCCCCAGCATGAGCATCAGGTCCGACGCGAGGATCTTGAGACCCACGTCAGAAGCGGCTTGGAACTTCTCAACAAAGCCACCCTTCATGAGGCCTTCGTCAACCTCCATACCCCACTTGTAGTAGGTCTTTCCGTCGTCAGTGACCCAGTAGTTGAAGAAGAGAACCCGAACGGAGTAGTCGCCGTTCTCGAGGTCTGCAACCTCCCTCCGCTTCGACAACTCGCCCGAGTCGCCTCCGCCACCCTTGGGCTTAAAGTCCTCCGCGTTGAAGGTGTCCCAGATGTCTTGTGCTTCTTTCATTGAACCCATTTGTCAGTCCTCTCAGTTAGTGGGTTTGTCTTGCTTGAAGCTGGCGTCAAATGCAGCAGCAAGCGCTTTGTAATTCAGTTCTAGGAGGTCTGGCATAGGGTTAGCCAGTGTTCCCCTCGCACCGCACTCTACGTGCTGGTTGCTGTTCTTATAGGGCAGGGTTCGGATGTGTCTTTCCGCATCCTCCCCCAGCTCGACTCGCAAGATGAAGTCGACTGCACCATGCAGCACCTTCCTTGCACTGCCAGGGAGGGCTGACGTGATCGTTGCCGCCCCGGTTCGCCCGCCGTTGTCGTTTACCTCCATCTCCTTGCGCTCGTGGCTGATGAACACGACGGTCATGTCCATCTTGCGGAGCGTGGCGATTGCGTTCGTCAGCTTGCGGCGAGCTATCTTGTAGCCCTTGCCAAAGCCAGGGTCCCCAAGGTCCACCCAACCGTTCTCCGAGCAGACATCGTCCACCAGGAACTCGTACAGGTTGTCTATGGTGTCGACCACCAGGGTCTTCCACTTGTGGTCTTCGTTGAGCAGCGCCTTCACGGCGTTACGGAAGTCCGACCAGGAATTGATCGGCATCTCGGCAGCCTCCATTGCGGCTGTGCCTGGCTCAGTAGCGAGGAACAGCGCGTCAGGAAACTGGTTGGCGAGCGTGGTCTTGCCGACCTTCGGCTCTCCGAAGAACAGCCAGACGTAGTCACTCATGTTTGTCAGTGGTTTGTGTTTTTCAGTTGGCACGATTCCCATGCCTCCTCCTTTAAGTGGCACCCAGTTCAGGGTGTGGGTTGTCGATAACCCGGTAAGCGTCTTTGGTAACGGCTTTGCAGCACAGGTCAAGGAAGGCGCACCTTCCGAACCTGCCTACGCAGCTCTCGGTGTTGCGGACTGGTAGCCCGCCGCTCTGTGTGTGGAGAATCCTCTTGTGGATCTCCCAAGCCTCCTTTCTCCAGAGGTCCATCTCGGCCTCTGTTCTGGTGATGATTTCTCGGAAGAAGTAGAACTCAGGCCTCTTGGCGTAGTCCTCTTCCATCCTCTTGAGGTAGTCAGCGACTGTGTCGTTCTTCCTTCGCTTCATTGTTGGCTTGCGAAGGATTGTGTAGATCATCTGCCTCATGAGTCTCTTGAGCCTGATTGACGCCGCCTCGAGCATGGCGGACACCTGGAAGTCCACGTCCAGCCTGTCCATGTAGCTTGCGTCCACCCGGCTGGAGCTCTTGTGTTCCCAGACATAGCGGTCACACAGGCCGTCCATGACCCCCGCATAGGAGTGCATCGTCGACGACCTCCCCGTGGCAGGGTTCTTGAGGTTCAAAGAGAACTCGACCTCTGCTTGGTCGGGCCATTCGTTCCACATCTCAAGGGCGCCGCGAACCATGATTTCGACAATGCCGGCGGAGACCTGAGCTGCCTCGATGTCCTCACGAAGAATGAGCCCCTTTGAGTTTCCTTCGATGTGAAGCCTTGCTGCCTTTGGGTCCTTGTGCTGCAGCCCCAGGTGAATCGCTGTTCCCATCTCCAGGTTGGTGCTTTGGAGCCGGGGCCTCAGTAGTTCCAGGTACTTGAACTTGTGCAGCTGTTCGCACCGGCTGAACGTCACCATTTCCGATTGCGTGATTGCTCTCTTTGTCATACAAACTCTCCCATCCTTCAGCGAGCAAGTGGTCAGCCCCGCAATAGTCGCAGGTGAAGCTTCCATTCATCCGAATGGACACCGCTTCGTGGTCACAAAACTCGCAACAAATCGCCTCTTCCATGGCGGGTCTCCTTCCAAGAGAGCCGTCAGGATAATACATGTGCAGTTTAATTTGGTCAACTAGTTGTAATACATCTGTAAGACCTATATGCTCCTTTCTTTGGAGGTGCGAATGAGTGATATGAATCTCACCGGAATGAGGCTCCTTCGCGAGTGGCAGAGCCGCGAAGGAATTGATAGAAAACAGGCCGCTGAAAGGCTTTCGGTCGGCATACCAACACTGGACTCCTGGCTGCAGGGCAACCGCCGGCCAGGTCTGGCAGCAGCCCGAGTTATTGAGGAGGCCACTGGCGGCCTCGTTAAGACAGATGACTGGTTGACTGGCGAGGAGCTCGCCACCGTCCGGTCAGCAGGTATTTAGTTCACCACACAGCCGGGACAGAACCTGTCCTGGGTTGGGGGTAGTTATGGCAAGAATCAGGTCGGTGAAACCTGAGTTGTTTCACCATGAGGGGCTGGCTTCGTGTACTCCACATGCCCGCCTTCTCTTCATAGCGATGCTGCAGTTGGCGGACAGAAAGGGAAGGTTCCGCTGGCTTCCGATGCAGGTACACGCACACGCCTTCCCGTATGAGCCGGGGCTGTCTGTCCACGAGCTGGCAGAGGAACTTCGGGGCATTGGGTGCGTCCAGGTCTACCGCGCTGGCGAGAAGCGCTACGTGGACATAGCGAACTTCACCAAACATCAGCGGGTTCCCAATTCTGAAAAGCCCTCAATGGCCCCTGAGCCTCTAGAAAAAACTTTGACAGCTTTTGTTGAACACGATGTTGAACAATGTTTGACACCATGTTCAACAAAATCACCCTTGGAAGTATGGAGGGATGGAAGGGGGAAAGGGGAAGAGGGAGGTATGGATGTAGGGAAGAACAATAAGCCTGTCTTAGAGGCAGGAGATCCAATCTCCAGAATCTGGAACATGTACAAGAGGTACCACCCAAGAAGCAGAACAGAGCCGGCGGAAAGCTGGCGCGTCCTCATCGAGAAGGCACTCGAGGAACACTCGGCAGAAGAACTCTGCCTGACTGTTCGCTGGGCTAAGGAGGCGCAA